CTCGAGCCAAGCTTTAGAAACTGCGTTAGCACCTGTGAAGATGCAGTCCCGTTACGAATCTGCTCTTCAGCAAGATCGTAAGCCAAAGAAACCATCTCGTTCTCACGAGCTTCAGGAGTTGTCGCGGGTCTGCGGGTTGTTCTCTTGGCTTCCGAAGGCCTTTTCCGCGATGCCACGCCACCTCCCTTCGGTTTTGTTTGACTAAAATACTCCCCCGGGGCATTTTTTGGGAGCCGGGCGATGAAAAGTGGGGGAAATTTTTCGCGACCCCCTCCCCCCTAACTTAAAACCCTCAGTAGCTGTGAAGACTCTCGAGGATCAAGCTAGGCAGAAGAGGATCGCGAAACCTTTGTGAACATTCCAGTTACGTTCTCTCGACAAATCTCATCTATTGCATCGTTGATGGCGACGGCCAGGTCGGCGTCAGACAACTCTTCAGATGTCTTGGCTATCCTGGCTAGGAGAGAGGGAGAGTTGTAACCAGCATTACGATCCCAAGCAAACCATTCATCGAACTGATCGAATGGATCGAATGGATTGTCAATCGTTGTCAGCATGTACTCTACATCTTGGTTAGTATCAGCCATGTCTCACCTCACTCATTGATACTAGCTTTGAGTGTGGACAAGGAGACACCAAGTGCATCAGCTACATCTGATTGAGTGTAGCCACTAGCCAACATCTGCTGAGCTCGTGCTGTCTTAGAAGATGTCATTAGTGTTGGCTGCTTGGGTGTAGCCAACTGTCTAATGGTCTTGGCATCAGAGTTGTTTAGTATCTCTGATAATCTACTAGGACTAATAGCACCAGCCTGGATAGCGTCCCATTCTTTCTGAGTGGGACGGATGCGGTGCTTCGATGCGCCCGTTCTAATCCTTGCTTCATCAAGTGCTTTGTTCCTGAACTTCTTCACTTGATCAGAAGTAAGTGTTGGGTCTGATTGGCGCTTCAGGGCTACTACCTGGTTTGCAATAGCCTGGGCTTGTCTTTCGAGGGGGGCGTTTTTCTTCGCCATGTTTAACTGAGCAACAAGTGATTGTACTTCCTTGTTGTATGTCCTGGCGGCGGAGGGTGAACGCTCAATAGGCTTCGTAGAAACCGCTTCTTTCCTAGCCATGTTAGCCAACGCCTTAAGTTGGTTAGCATGCTCAGCATAGATGAGTTCCATACGAGCGGGGGTAGGACTGACAATTAGTTCATGTGCATCATCTACTAATGCACCACGTCGAACCTTAACTGTCTTAAGCTCAGGCTTACCTGTCTTAGGATTGATTACTGGTTCCCAAGTCTTAGGCCTAAGCTTAACTTCTCCTGTGTCCACATACATCCGCTTACCAGTAGCCGGATCTATAGGACCGCCTTCACTAGCCCTTCTCTCACGACGCTTAGGTACATGTACCTTAGCTGTAGATCTAGAAAGAAGAGTAGAAGCACCACCGCTTTTACCACCTTCTTTAGCCTGATACAGATCCCTAAGCTGCTTAATACCATGATCTTTCTCAGACTGCCTGTAATCAAGACCGTGTTTCTCGGAATCGATTACTACCATGGAATGTTTCACAGCACGGGCTAACTCATCCGTATTGGCACCCCGAATAGTCATGTCAGTAATCAAGTTACTGATCTTGCCCATCTCAGTTTGCATTGTTTGCTTTTTGATCTTAGGAATACCCGATCCTGGCGGAATCTTGTATGTCTGAGGATCGAAGTCCTTCAAACCCGCCAATGGTGGGGTGTTCTTCACAGAACCTTGATTGTTGGGAATCAATAGAACATGATCACCATCAAAGTCTGCACCAGACAAACGAGATGCAACTGAGTGATGGATTCCAATAGCATCAACCGCACTGGTACCCAAAACCTTCTTGGCTTCAGGATTGCGATTGTTCACTTTCAATAGTGGAATTTCGAAAGTTCCACCATGAGGGAATCTCACCAAAGCCACATTTGTGCCATCCCTCAAACTAGGAGCATACACTTCGGTAGGCTTCATAGAATTGATGGGAAGAATCACCTTTGTAGTTTGGCCCTTCATAGCAGCGGCCTCTAGATGAACCGCAGAAGAATCGGTCTCGTCACCAAACGCTTCTAGCAACTTCTTGCGTACGGTAGGATTCGTAAGACTCGAGATCTTGTCGAATTCCTTAAGACGTTCCTCATAAGTCATCTTCAACTGCTGTTTGGCCAAAGTAGGACTTTGCTTAGACAAGAACTGTGAAGGTAGGCTCTTTGACCAGTTCTCCCAGTCACCTTCCTCATTCACGATGTTCAAGTAACCGCGTTGTCCACCAGGTTTGATAGATGCCGTAAATGGATTTTGAAGATCGATAGAACCGTCTTCTTTCCGCTCCATAGGCTTAAACACTTGTTTAGCGTCTGGATCGGCCTGCATCTTCGGAGTACCCTTCTTTTTATTGGTGTTGAACACAATGTCAGCACCTTCAGGAAGGTCATCCTTGTACACAGCAACACCCTTCAAATAGTGGGTGCCATCTATAGCAATACGAACCTGTGCATAATTGGCCTTACCCATATCGAGACCTTTGACGCCAGGACGAATGTGAATCACACCATCCTCTGTGGCGCCACCTTCTTCGGCATAGCGAACTTTTACCCTCTTAGAAGGGAAAGACTTAGGAGGATCGGGTCCGTTGTCCCAAGTTAGTCCTCCATCTTCCGACTTCTCATTTGGGCGCTTGATCAGATGCTTGTTTCTACGAACTTCTCCAGTTTCGACATTGTCTTTTGTCAAAACCTTGAAATTCGTATGTAGACCCGTACCAATAGCCGTAACAGGGAAAGTATGAACTTTGTATCCCTGTTCCTCGAGCATTGCTACAGCGGTCTTGAATTTCTCAGCACTGATTCCGATGTTTCCGCCATCACCGATAGGAAGGTCTAGTTCTACACCAGAACCAACATCCAAGTACTTTTTCTCGTCAACCTGCCTTTTCAGCATGTCAGCAGTCTGAGTAAGGATGTTTGCCTTACGATCTGCGCCGGGCGCCAAAAGGGCTCTTACAGAAGACTCGTTGAGATTCATCTGTCGTCCAATTGCGGAATTGGACATACCCTTGTCCTTAAGGCGCTGAGCCTGCTGAATTTGATGCAGCTTCTTCTCATTAAGGGCAATCGTGCGCCTGGCACGAAGTTGCGTCGTAGTCATACCAAAACCACGAGCAATCTCGGTATCGGTCATACCCTGCTTGCGAAGATTCTCTACTGAATCAAGAAAATCTCGATTTCGAGTTGATTCCGATTTGCCGGAACCCCAAGGATACCTACCTGATTTCCGAGGAGTGCCATAATGTGCAAGATGACTGTCGGCGTCAACAATTGGACTCATGACTCCTCCTCTCGCTTGATCGTTTCGATTAGACTGTCAAACTTCACGATTTTGTCCATAATCAGTCTGATGTCCTCTGGGTCAGCATCATACACAGAAACCTCAGGATCTTGATAGATTCGAAGTTCTATGTTGATGTCTTCAGGATCAATCTCGTACTCTAGACAGAAAAGTGCAGCATAAACCTCGAGTTGATGAATAGAGCCCTTGACGAACCCCGTTTTCAAATCGAAAATTCGAAGAGTTCTGTACCTAAACGAAATAGCATCGGCTGTGCCGAAACAGTTCTCTGAATAGAAGAGAACTTGCTCTGTTTCCATACGATGATGAATACAGTCGTTTATGTACGTACCAAGCATGCCCGAATGATCAGAGAGTCGTCCTTCTCTAATTTCTTGCATGGCATACTCGTGTTGATACACGCCCCAAGCAGAAGCTTGTGCGGCTGTCCATCTTTCGGTTAGACGACTTTCCGAATAGTTGATCCAGTGGTAGTTGCTTGGGCTAAGGAACGCATGCTCGCCGCGAAGCCTCAAATGCTTGTTGAAGCGCATCCAACACCTCATCTTCGTTTTCTGGATAAATGTATGCAGCGAAACACATATCGTCAAACTTCTGCACGTAGTAATCTTGATTTGGTTGGACACGCGAATCCACGGAATCCTTAACTTCTAAGGTTGCCCAGAAACCACCCTCAAACAAGAGAGTCAGATCGAGGATTCCCTGAAGGTAAGATGGATCATTCTTCAAGACTTCACAGGGAAACCGACGCTTGATCTTTTTGATCAGTTTTCCCTGATACTGATTCTCAGCCACCGGTCCTCCCTTCTGCGAAGTAATAGATGAAAAAAAGAAAGAGGATGCTTGTAAAAAGTCATCCTCTCTCCATTAAGTGCATTGTTTGCGTGCCGACGTAATGTCTATTCCCTGATTTCAACCAAACGCATTACTACGTAGCGCTTTGTACCTTGGGGTGGGTTGTGCATGTTGTGTGTATCAGCAAAGGCAAGACCTTTCTCTTCAAAGAATACTTGACGTCGCCTAAACTCATCAAAAGCCACGGTCTGGTTATCAGACGAGAAGAGTACAGTACGTTCCCATCTAACTCTCGAGAACTCTGAACTCTTGCCACGTCGGAAAGACAGGCGTGCGATTAGCGATCGAAAGAACGATGTCACTTTCAAGAAGACCATACCTCTTTGCTGTTTTGAATGACGTAACGGTGATCTCTCCAGTTTTCACATCTTGGAGAGGTAGAAGGATAGGGTGCACGTATGGCTCCCTAATCTGACGGTTGTACTTGAATGCGAACCAACGTGGGCGCCAAACAAGATTGGTGTGGTTATTGTTCCATCGATTCCCATCCAAGTTGATGGGTGTGTCGAAGATGTCGCTACGGCCTTTAACGAACGCCTTAGCAACCAGAAGAGGAACAGATCTGTGGTACTGTTTTCCATCTCGCATCATCCCCACCGCAACCACGCCAAACTGGTTTTCGTTCAGTGCCAAGATTCTCCCAGTTTTATCAGCCCGAACTTGTCCCCTATCACTGACTGAGTACCCAGGAAACTCCTTGATTCTTCGCCATCTCTCTTTCTCGCTCATGTCTTAATCAACCCAGCGGACTGAACTTGCTGAAGTTTCACACGTCGAGTAGGTATTGAACCACGATCTGTGTGACCATCTTGAGTAAAGACCACATACTCTTCGCCTCCTACTGTCTCGAAATGGCTGAACTTGCCCTCAAACTTTGTGGTGATGCATACAACATACCGTTTGTCCTTCTTAAGAGTCCGCTCCAACTCCTCTTTCCTCTCTGCCAGAAGACGCTTTAGCATGATTTCTCGTCCAGTTGGCACTTCTACCTCCTTGAGTGATTTGCCAAGATTTCTTGAGGAAAAACTTTCTATAAACGCTTACGTAATGTCTAATGCTCTATTTACTTATTAAGTGCTCGCGTACAAAAAGTTTTTAGCCTCAGATTTGGGGCATGATTTTCCGAAAATGGCTTAAACAAGCTAAAAATTCCTTAGCTCGTTTTCGTCAAACGCAGCAACGTTGAAATTCTTCTTCGATTTTAGTGATTTCCACACTGCGCGATCTGGGACCGATTTTGACCTCAAAACGTAATAGAACAGATCTCGGTATGGAGTATTTAGGCGGTCAATACGACCGTGTGCCTGCTCCCAGAACTTGTACGAATAGGTCAGAGAATAGAACGCAATCGCGTTAGTGGTTGTACAGTTCCAACCTTCGGCCCCAGCCTGGTACTGAACCAGGTAAACCCACGATTCTGTTGTTGGAACTTCCTCGTGCTTGTGTCCGTTCCACTCAGCAACCGTTGTGACCTTCTCTAACGTTCGTAGAACCTCGAGCTCCGGATTGTGGTTGTAGAACACAATTAACCGCGGATGCTCTTTTAGGAGCTTCTTGACGGCTCTCAGACGGCTAGGATCGGTATTTCCAAGCCTCCGGCCCACAGCGAACATTTCCGCTATGTCTCTCAGCGGCCGTTGTTCGTAGATGTGCCACCGTTTCTTGACGATCTGATCCATCTTCTCGGTATCGAACGTAACCTCGATCGTTTTGGTATGCCGTACGGTTTCCTTCTCGAACGGCATGTGAACCAGAATCTGGTTTCGCTGCTTTACGAGCCGATTGGTTCCCGTATAACGAATGATCTTTGGAAACTTCGTGTATGGTGCGTATACCACGTGCTCTCGAATGGCTTCCGTTCGGTTCCGGTAGAAGCCATTGGCAACAAATACAGGGATGTAATCCATCCATGTATCCCCAGGGGTAGCACTAAGAAGAATCCAGTCGTTACTTTGGGCAATCTTGAGGAAGGACTTAACCCATTTTCCAGATCCAACCAACCGCTGCTCGTCAAACACGAAAAATGCATTCTTTACATCCTTGTACTTCTCGATGTTGTTCCAGCTATCGACGGTAAGGAGACCATACAGAGTAGCGTCCGCCTTGTTTCCCAATCCGATGAGAGAGGCATCCCCCTCCCAGTCCTTAGCGTCACGTTTCTTTGCGGTCGTGATGACATAAATATCCTTAGTTGGATGTCGCTTCTGGTAGTAAGCAACTGCTACTCTCCCCTTACCCGTTCCTGTGGCACCCCAGAGAATCTTCCCATCGTCGAGCTGCTCCAGAGCAGCTGCTTGGTGTGGACGCAGCTCTAGCATGTCACCTCCTTTAGACATTTAAAAAAAGAGAGCCCATGTAGGGCTCCCTCTTTTGACTTACTGAGTTTGCTTGGCAATGATCTCTTTGATCTCTCGAATCTGCTTCTTCTCAGCATCGAGCTCAGTCTGTTCACGATCCAGGTACAACTGAATTTCTTGATCGTCAGGGTTATCCTCACGAACATCATCAATTGCATTCTGGTTGTCAACAATCTGAGTCTCTGCCAGCTTCAGCATGGCGAGTAGCTCTTTAAGAGAAATTTCCATAGTTTCTCCTTAGTAGGGTCTCACTATGTACCATGTTTTTCCTGCGAAAACCGGCGGGAGCAGCCGCAGACAGGCCCATACTTAACCGTGCCCGCGGCCGCCCCCTGTTCTCCTAGCCTCGAGGTCCTCCCGCGGTTGATGTGCCGCGAAAGCGTTCTAGGAGAATTTAGGAGTCTGAGCTGTCGTGTCAACCGTCCCTAGATGGATGCACTGACACTCCCACGGAGAGACCCTACCCAGGATCCATGGTCGCAGGCGCCCCAGGCGTTAGCCTCCCAAGCGCCCCACTCAGAACAAGTTTGCTGGCAGTCTTTGGAGTGCATAGTTCTTGCGAGAGAACCGGGGTGCCTCCATCACCCGACTATTGTTGTGATATGTCGGATTGACTACCAGCTGGGCTTCTTAGGCCCTATCGCATAACGACCTCCTTGGTAGCGTTACGCTTTGAAGTTAGTGAGCCGCTTAACGGACGACTCGTGAGACCACTGAAGGAGCCCATGCGTATGCGCCAACATGCTCATGGAGGGTCACCGTCTACTACTACGGGAGGGGCGTGTTCTTGAACTCCGCCTTCTCCTCCTCCGTGAGGGAGGTCCAGAACTCGCTGAACTCCGCCGTGGTGGGCGGGTTCTCCGTGTCCTGCAAGAACTTCTTGATCTCGACGATCGAGTTCTGCTGGACTGCCGGGTCGAGGTCCTTCGGGTCCATGTCTGCCATATCTAACACCTCCTTCATAGCGGCAGGGTTGGACAAATCAGACAGGCAACTCCTGAGGCTTCGCTGGCTCTTCGATGTTCTCAATCGTGCCAGGCTTAACCTTGTCGAAGTTGTCCTTGAAAGCGCGATCTGAATAGATCTTGAATCCGCGATCAGTCTGAAGCAGCCAGTCACCAAGCATTGCCTTGGTCTGACGCTGCGACTGCGGATTATGCACCTTCACGAGGATGTACTGCTTCTGCGGATCAATCTCCGCAACATCCACAGGAAGCGTCTGCTTCCCATTAGGATCGTTCTCCTTATCGCCGATGGCACCGCCACAATGGCGAGCGACATCAGCGAAATTTTCAGGAGTTACCTGAATGGCCTCGACGTACAGCGGCTTGCGGACATACCTGACGGTCTCGACAGTCCCCATTACTTCTCCTCTTCTTGGTCTCGAATGTTTTTGTATTTAAGGTCGCCCCACCCATAACCAATCATGAAGGCTATGACCAGGCTAACGGCCCAGATCAGACCAACGATGATCCCAAGGATCACTTCATCTTTTCCTCTCTGGATCTAGTGTCGACCGCTGTTCTAAGAATCATCCCGAAATTAGCAATGCTTTTGACTTCCCGTGTTTCAGTATCGATAATACTGGTAGGAACAATTGCACATTCGGAGATCATCTCAATATCTACCGAATCTCCGAGCTCCACATAGCCAACCGGCAGCTGTGTGATGTCGTAGTTCGGGTAGATCATGAACCTGGTCACTGCTGTTCCAGATCGGCGTACTTCTGCTCGAGTTCGTCTTCCTCGATCGTCACGTACAGGGACTGCAGGTATGCCTTGATGCCGGTCTTGTCGTTGACTTCCCAGTTGTACGGACGCACAATGAGATCAACGTTCTTGATGTCGGCCCAGTCCAGCATGCCGACTTGGTCTTCTGTCAGATTCGTCTTGCCACGGGAGGTGATCATGACAATACGAGGCGGACGCCCCTTGAAACTGACTGAGACGGGCAGATACGGACGCTCTTCCTCGTCCTCATCCCCTTCACGAGGCTTGAGAACCTTGACGTTCCACCCATCTTCGCCCAACATACGGGCATTCGTCTCATCGAGAAGCACCGCGAAGTTGCGGTCACCTTCACGGTTGTACTGTCCCTCCTCTCCCGCGAAATTGCGGAAGAGGATCTGGACGTTTTCCATCACAATTGTGCCATCTTGCTTGGCCATGACATTTCCTTTCAACAGCTTAATTTCTGACTCTAAGCGTTCTATCCATTTGATAATGGCGTCGTGTTGACCACCAAAAAGTAGGGAATTTACACGGCTTCTAACTGTTCCGTCATCCCACAAAGTCCTCGAACGCTCCAAACTTCTCGATAGCTTTAATGGCATCATCCTTTAGCTTCTCGAAATAGGACATGTCGATCTTGAGATCTTCCCGCTGTCGAGCAAGCTCTGCCTCAATCCAGAGCCACCCCTTGGTCCCGCTTACGGCGTGGTACTTGTCTTCGTTGACTCGATAGAGCTTTCCACCGCCTTCTTGAACAGGTACAAAAAGCCCAGTTTTGCCAACATGCCGCATCCGATGATGATCAAGCTCCTCTTCATCTTCCTCCGCCTTTCCTAGGTACATCGTTCCCTTTTGAACACTGCGGTCTTCGCATAGGTCTTCAAACTTGATTTCTTCGCCAGAGAACAACGTCTTAAAGACATAGGGATGCTGGAACTGAGCACCTACAGCTGTCCATTCATCTCCCTTTCGAGCTACATATACCGCGTCGTTGACAAGACAGAACTTGTCATACGTAGCTTCATGCTCGAAGTCATAACCGTAAAACGTCCCAAACGTTTTGACAAAGTCAATGGTGTCATCTTTTGCGGATGGGATTTTGATAGAGTCGGTTTTGATGTGGGCAACGGAAACACCATCTTTCTGCAACTCGTGTTTCAGGTCGATCATAAACAACGCCCCACGCTTAGCAGCAATGTTGTCTACGTTACGAATGTCGCGGAAGGGATTGTCGAACTTTGCCGAAGTCAGCCCGTAAACTATGTTGATTGCGATCTTAAGTGCGTAGGCTAGATCGTCGGCGTGGTCTTCATTATCTAGGAACGGGGCAAGTCTCCCGTCCAAGATTTTCCGAGCTCCTTCAAAGTCTCGTCGCTTAATGAGAACACGAGCCCGTTTGATTTCCGAGAAGCGTTCCGTATACTTCCCGAACATGTTGAGACGCTCAATCGTTGCTGGATGCATCGAAGCAACATCGAGCAAGGCCACATTGCTATAGATACCGGGTTCAGCATAAACGTACCCCCCTTCTCCCGGCTCTTCCCCCCGATAACTACTTTTCCCCAGCTTGAATTCGTATCCAGAGAATTCCTTCGAGAGGTCTGTGTACACGAAGTGCTTCTGAGGATTCTTGTCTTCACCGAAGACGATCTTCGCAGTGTGGCGCTGCGTAGTGTCATTCACCGTAAGCCCAGACAACTCAGCCAAGATCTGACGGGCTGTGAAATCTGCCGCACGGCTGTTGAAGACTGCCTCAGTTGCGATCACATCATTGGCACAGTATTCAACCACACGAGGCCAATCCTTTTCGGGAACTTCTTCATCCCACGGAATGTCCAACTCCATGTGATGCAGCCCTAGATCGATCTCGAACTTCTTCAGGCTCTTCCGTTCAGCGCTGAAATCCCAGATGTCTGCATACGAAAGGTTGTAAGCCGCTGCGAATGGTGCGTTCCTGTTGTTGTGGACGATGATCTTCTGACTGAGATCAAAGAGCCGTTTGTTGTTGAACCCCAGTGACGCGGCATACAGAATGTGGTTGTCATACCGACGGTTGTAGAACCCGACCAGCTTGAGCCGGAACAACTCCTCGACTTCATGAGCACGAGGGTTGACCATCTTCACAACAGTGTCGGAGTCCTTGAACTTCCAGCAGACGACGAAGAGATTCGGGTAGACCTCAACGTCGAAGAACACCAGACGGTCGTCGGTGGTCTCTGCTTCCTTTTCCGATTCGATCTCCTTTTCTGAGGAGAACTTCATCGACTGCACCGTCTTCAGACATGTCTGTGCCTGATTGGTGCTGTTGTTCGCGAACGCCATGATCCTGGGTCTCAGGTCTGTGACGTCGTACTTCATGCCGGACGTGTAAACGTCGTCCAGAATCTTCGCTATGAAATCGACAGAAGGCTTGGTGCCAGGGTGGATTTCCTTATGGAGGTTCCGCTCGATGAGATCACGCAACCCCTTTTCGGTTGTTATGGTCTTAACTTTTAGCACCTTCTCCTTCTTATCTTTCAGAGGTAGTCCACTGCTGATAGTCGCGATCGGGACCGCGTTACATTTAGAGAGCCTTCTTCGTAGCGAAGCGTCCCCTCTGAATGTTTTGACTTCAATACCATCAGAATACGTTCGGGAGAGCTCATCGATTTTGCCGTCGTAGTAGTAATGCAGATGCACACCCGATCCTGATTTACTGAGCTCAGCATAAGTAGGTGGCCACTGGCTAGCCGCTTCGAGGTTTCTTTCGAGCGCTTTATGTCCGTTCACGTCCTTCAGGTCGAAGTCGATGACGACCATTTTTTCTGGAACCTTGACCCAGTGAAGCTCCGACGAGTCAATGTCTAAAAGCTTGGTCTCTACTTCAGACCACTGCTTGTACATGGTTCCGGACTTACTGGCTATCTGAGCCGGGCAGTCGCCTAGCTCCTTGTCAAATAGAGATTCGGTCTCATCCATAACGAGCGCGAAGGCCTGCTCTCTATCCTTAGTCTTATGCGGTTCTCTGAATCGCTCTGCGTTGAATCCCTTATAAAGCGATCGCACAGGTCGGCCATCCACTTCTCCTCTGTCCTTGAAGTCCTCAAAGTAGTTACGTAGTTCTTCACGCATCTTGTATTGAGGCAAGGGCCGTTCGATTCCGCTCTCATTGCAGTACTCCTTGTACCACTCGTATGCCTGCTTCAGCGTGACGTCGCCTTCAGACTTGAATTCATCGTAATAGGCCTCGATGAAGTTGAAGAAGACGTCCGTTTGGAGCATCATTTCCAGAGGCGTGTAATTGTTGTAATGGTTTTTACCCATCTCGCGATATCGAGCAAGGCATTGATGAGCAATAGCACCAAGCTCAAAATCGATTTGGGACATGAGAGTATTGTAATGACGCACAGGAATACGAACACCAGTTGGATGAACATCAATAAGGCGACGGATGATTCCGCTCTTCGCATCTGTGATCTTTACCGGTTGGTTTGTCCCCATGAACAAGAAAGCTTCAGCCCTCGCAGAATAGGAGGGCTTGTACTTCTCGTTCATCGGCATCATCTCATGAGAGA